GGACGACGTTAGAAAAGCGCTGTCTCTGGAGACGACGTTCATCTGGGGAAATGAATCCCGAGAGCTGCACCAAGACGTTGTGGACGGTCTGCTTGGTCGTCTGAACCGTTATCCGTCCATGAAAGACGGGGGCCCGACGAGGTCTTGCGCACTGTTCGATACCAACATGCCAGACGAAGATACGTGGTGGCATAACAAAATGGAAGAGCCGCCTAGCAACTGGGCAATTTATAAACAGCCACCGGCGATTCTCAAACCCCTTGCATACACAGAGCGTTTTAGCGAAGAGCCTGAAGAGGTCTTGTTAGACAAAGATGCGCAAGAATGGTGTGTTAACCCGGAGTGTGACAACTACGATCACCTGCCCAAACAGTACTACCCCAACTTGATTCCGGGTAAGACCGAGGACTGGCTTAGGGTTTACCTTAGGTCTGAATATGGTAGGTCGTTGTCCGGAACCCCGGTGTACGAGAAAACGTTTACTGCTGAGTTCCATGTAGCCAAAGAGGCAATCAAGCCAATTAGGGGTGCCGAGTACCCGATCATTATTGGGCTTGACTTTGGAAGAACGCCGGCTGCTGTGTTTAAGCAGCGAGACCCCCGCGGGCGCGTAGTAACGCTGGGAGAGCTGGTCTCGGAGAACATGGGTATAGAAACTTTTATTAGAACTAAACTTAATCCATACATAGCTAACAACTTGCAGGGGTGCGCGTTTCTTGTTGCGCCTGATCCAGCCGGGTATGCGAAGCAGCAGCAAAATGAGATGTCGCTTGTTGATGTACTCAAACAGGCGGGGTTTAAGTGTGTTAGACCCCCAACAAACAAACCTGAACTACGAATTCAGGCAGTAGAGCGCCTCCTTATGCAGCAGCTAGAAGGCAAAGCGTTGTATTTAATTGACCCCGCATGTACATCATTGGTTAAAGGATTTCGTTATGGCTACCGGTACAAGATAAAGAAAAATGGCGAGATGGAAGATCGGCCAGACAAAAACGAGTTTTCCCACGTTCACGACGCAAACCAGTACGCAGACTCTGTGATGGATATGAATTTGAGGGGCGTTGGTATGAACTCTGGAAAACGAGAAATTAAAAAATCATCATATGCATACACTTGACCACTTGACAGTGGGCGGTACAATGCGGTAACTATTGGAGGCAGCTATGGCTTTCTTTTATCCATCAATTACATCTGAAGACAAGACAGAACCCTTTGAACTACAGGTGACTCGGGGGATGGTTGCTGGGCATAAACCTCTGTTTAAGTTTGGCCTTAACTCAGATATTAACGGTTCGCTTGAGACTGTATGGAGCCACAGTTCGCTGTACGTGTATCCCACAACCGCTGCTGTGATGAAGGTGTCAAGCACCAGTGCAAATGATACCGCTGCCGGTACGGGGGCTCGCACAGTGCTTGTAGCTGGCCTAGACGCTGACTACAATGAAATCAGTGAGACTGTTACGCTCAACGGTCAGACGGCTGTGTTAACGACCAACAGTTTTATCCGCGTATTCCGGGCTTATGTAGTAACAGCGGGTTCCGGCGATACTGCTGCAGGTACAATTTACGTTGGTGCTGGGTCGGTAACCGCTGGAGTTCCAGCTACTGTGTACGCAGTGATCGAAATCGGCGACAACCAGACCGTCATGGCTATGTGGACTGTCCCAGCGGGATACACTTTTTATATCTACAGAGGTACGTTTTCAGCGGCATCAAATAATGCAGCACAATATGTACTTGGAAAATTTATGGTGCGCCCGTTTGGCGGGGTGTTCCGTAACGCTGCGGATATTACAGTAAACAGCAATGTCTTCGGGTATGACTTTAAGATACCGTTGGCGGTGGCGGAGAAATCAGACATCGAGGCCAGAGCTATTGCATTGTCGGGCACAAATTTTTACGTTACTGCTTCATTTGAGGGTATCTACGTAGCTGGCGCACCCGCTGCGGCTCCCGGAACCCCAAGGATTTAAATTATGGCTTCAGGCATCGCTCTCATCCCCGTAGCTCGCAGTTCTGATCTGGAACGAGAGTCCCAGAAACGCAACACAGAGATGCAGGCTACGCCTGTTATTCAAGGGCTGGCTGCGCACGCACGAAAGCGCTGGGAATCTGCCCGTGAGGCCAAACGGACGATTGAGGAGCGGATGCTCCAGTGTTTGCGTCAGCGCAATGGTGAGTACGACCCCGACAAAATTGCTGAGATTAAACGCCAAGGTGGCTCTGAGATTTACATCCAGTTGACATCGGTAAAGTGCCGCGCTGCTACAAGCTGGCTGCGTGATACCTTGCTTGGTGTTGGCTCTGACAGGCCGTGGAGCCTTGAGGCAACACCAGAGCCCACACTGCCGCCCGAGCTGATTCAAGAGCTGATGGCTAGCATGCAGCAGCAGTTGCAGGCGCAGATGGAGCAGGGTATGGGGCCTACAGACCCAGTACAGCTACGCGAAGCGGCTACGCAGATGAAAGACGCAGCGATGCGCAAACTGCGCGAAGAGGCCAACGAGCGCGTTGACCGCATGGAACTAAAAATGGAAGACCAGCTTATTGAAGGTGGTTGGACTGATGCCCTAAACGCGTTCTTGGACGACGTTGTGACATTCCCGTACGCTGTGTTGAAGGGACCAGTCAAGCGCAAGCGCAAGACTATGGAGTGGCAAAACGGCGAGCTAGCCCCAGCCGAAGAAATTCGCAATGAGTGGGAGCGTGTTGATCCGTTCATGCTGTACTGGGCACCGTGGTGCTCGGATATTCAAGACGGCTTCATCGTTGAGCGCCATCGCATGACGAAAGATGATCTACAGGCGCTTATCGGTGTTCCCGGCTATAACGACGATGCTATCCGCGCAGTGCTTAACTCATTTGAGTCTGGAAATCTGAACGAGTGGCTTTGGACAGACAGCGCTCAGGCTACCGCTGAAGGTAAAGACACCACCCAGACTATCTTTACGACAGACCTGATTGACGCATTGCAGATGTGGGATAGCGTGCCGGGTAAAGACCTCTTGACTTGGGGCCTATCGAAAAAAGAGATTCCTGACCCAGACCTTAGTTACCCGTGCGAAGTATGGCTTGTAGGCTCTACAGTAATCCGTGCGGTATTGAACTACGATCCTCTGGGCCGCAAACCATACTATGTGACTTCGTATGAGAAAGTCCCCGGCGCTGTCGCGGGTAAGGGTGTAGCCGACCTTTGCCGTGATTCTCAGAGCATGGTAAACGCGGCTGCTCGCAGTTTGGCTAACAACATGGGTATCGCCTCTGGCCCACAGGTGAGCGTCAATGTGTCGCGCCTGCCACCGGGCGAAGATATTACAGAGATGTACCCGTGGAAGATTTGGCAGTTCCAAAGTTCTGAGTTTAACGACGGCTCGCAGCCCCTGACATTTTTCCAGCCTAGCAGCAACGCCAACGAACTCATGGCTGTGTTTGAAAAGTTCTCCGCTCGTGCAGATGAAGACACCATGATTCCACGGTACATGACAGGCGAGAGTTCTCCGGGCGCTGGCCGTACATCGTCTGGCCTGTCTATGCTGATTTCTAATGCCGGAAAAGGTATAAAACAGGTTATCAGCAATATTGACCGCGCTGTTATCGTGCCGTCTGTCGAACGCCTGTACCAAGATAATCTGCGCTACAGCAAAGACCCAGACCTCATTGGAGACGTTAAAGCCGTTGCTAAGGGGGCTAGCAGCTTAGTGGTCAAGGAAGCAGAAGCAATACGCCGCAACGAGTTTCTACAGATCGTTCTTAATAGTCCAGTGGCTCAGCAGATCGTTGGCATGGATGGTGCGGCTGAATTGCTGCGTGAACAGGCCCGTAATTTGAGCGGTAATGTGAATCGTATTGTCCCTGATCGGCCTACGCTTACTGCCATGCAGAACTTGCAGCAGCAAAATGCTCAACTACAAGAGCAATTAAATATGCTTATGACCGAGATGCAGGGTGGTGCGCAGGGTGGTGCGCAGGGTGGTGCGCAGGGTATGGCTGGTGCTACTCAGGGGCCTGCTCCTAAGAATATTCTGCCTGACGGAAGCCAAGTTGGCGGTCGTGAAGGCAATATGATTTCTGCAAGACCAAATGGTATTTGACTTTTTACCAAATTGTTGTATAGAATCCACACATGAAAATTTTCGTGGGCCAAAAGCCTGACCATCAGCACATGCAAGCGTTAATACGATGCAAGCTGCAAGAAAATGAACCGCTACTCGCGCTGTTCAAAACAAAACTAGAGGAAATTAAACTTTCCTTGGTTGTTGTAGAAGAACAACACCGACTGTATCGGCTCCAAGGTCAGGCTCAAGCCTTATCAGATTTCCTCGAAGCGGTTGAAAAATCGTCAGAGGTTTTCGAGCGGATCAAATGATTCGCATTTTTGTAAATCCAAGCAAACCATTATGTGGACGGCAGACCGAAGTAGGAGCCCTAAGCAGAGTTGGAGCCCAAGGAGAATTGAATGGCATTGCCAAGACAAGTAGAAGCTCAGTTACGTGAACTGGAAGCACTGGAAAAGCAGCTAGCTGAAGGCCAAAACCCTGCACCCGCAGAGCCTAACCAACCGCCAGCACAGCCTCCCCAAGACCCACAGCCCGCGCCTGCAGAGCCAAAGCCTGTTGAGCCAACGCCGACACCGACTGAACCAGTCGTGGCGGAAGAGAAATGGGAGCAGAAGTATAAAACCCTCAAGGGTATGTACGACGCCGAAGTTCCTCGTTTGCACGCCGACCTGCGTGATCTCAAGGCCCAAGTGGATAACCTCCATAAAGCTGCAGAGGCCAAGCCTGTTGAGCAAGCAAAGCCCAAAACTGCTGAAAAGTTGGTGACTGATGCTGATGTTGAAGCATTTGGTTCGGACTTAATTGAAGTCCAACGCAAAGTTGCCCGCGAAGTGGCAGCAGAGTTTCGAGGCGAGCTAGACGCCATGAGAGCCGAGAACGATAAGTTGCGAGAGCAGCTTAACAGTACCGGTACTCAAGTGTCCGAAGCAAGTTTTGAGCAACGCCTGTACCGTTTGGTGCCGGATTTCGAGGCCGTTAACACTGACCCCAAGTGGATTAACTGGCTTAGCGAAATTGATCCGTTGCTCCGAGCCCCCCGATCTTCTGTTGCGCAGCAAGCGTTCAACCGAGGCGACGCTGAAGGAGTAGCACACTACGTCAGTCTGTTTAGGCAGACTGTTAACCCCGTAGAGCCCACTGCCAACAAAACCAATGAGCTTGAACTTCAAATTCAGCCGAATAGGAGCGCTACGAGTACCCCGCCTAACTCACAAAAAGGTAAGGTCTACACCAACGCAGACATCGAGAAAATGTTTCGTAAGGCTACTGATCTAGGTATCCGAGGGCAAACCGACGCGGCAAAGAAACTTGAAGCCGAAATTGACGCAGCGTTCATGGAAGGTCGCGTAACTGCGTAACCCATGGGCAAAGTATCTACCCAACCTGTTTAATTTTTTAGGAGGCCATCATGGCTGCTGTTTATCCTGTCCAAGCCCCGTTTAATACGAGCACCTCGTATTCCGGCGCGTTTATTCCCACCCTGTGGTCCGGCAAATTGCTGGCCAAGTTTTACCAAAACACAATGTTGTCTGAAATCGCTAACACCGATTACGAAGGCGAGTTAAAAAACCAAGGCGATACCATCCGTATCCGTTTGGCTCCTTCAATCAGCATCTCTGACTACACTGTTGGCCAGAACTTGTCTTACGAAGTCCCCACTCCTATCTTCCAAGATATGCAAGTGAACAAGGGTAAGTACTTCGGCGTTCAAGTGAACGACGTTTTGTCATATCAGTCCGACATGAACTTGATGAACATGTTCACAGAAGACGCTGCCAAGCAGTTAAAAATCTCTATTGAAAACGAAGTTTTCTTCAACAACATGGTCACTGAAGGCCCTGCCGCTGCTAACGAAGGCGCTACTGCTGGTGCTATTTCTGCTGCCTACAACTTGGGCACTGACGTAACTCCTATCGACCAAGCCACTCCTGAAAACGTGCTGAAGGGTATCCTGCGCATGTCTACAGTCTTGGACGAGCAGAACGTTCCTGAAGATGGCCGTTGGTTGATTATCAGCCCCTTCGACCGTCACCTGTTGATGCAATCTAACATCGCTCAAGCCTACTTCACTGGCGACGCTCAGTCGACCATCCGTAGCGGCAAGATCGGTATGTTGGATCGTTTCACAGTTTACGTGTCTAACTTGCTCCCACGCGGCGCAGCAGGCAAGGCTTTGGTAGCTGGTTTGACTGATCCCGCCACCGGCGGTACTGTGTCTAGCGCTAAAGCCCGTCGTACTATGGTTGCAGGCACTAAGGCAGCAATGTCTTTCGCCATGACTGTGAACAAGACAGAACCTTTGCGTAACCAAACAGACTTCGGCGATATCGTTCGCGGTTTGGCTGTGTACGGTCGCAAAACTGTTAAGCCTGAGGCTTTGGTTGTTGCTCAAGTTGGCTCCGCCAGCTAATAGAGTGGGGGCTTCGGCCCCCGTTTTTAACTTTTATTTTTGGAGATTAATATGTCTACTCAATTTTCTCGTAGTATTGGCGGTTACGCCACAGCTACTGCTGGGACAACCCAGACTCAAGCTGGCGCTACTGCGCTAACTGGTGCTGTTAATTTCGTCACCACTGGCACTGCTAGTGACGGTGTTTTGTTGCCTGCTGAGCGTCCTGTCGGCGATGTGGTCTACATTGTTAACAGCTCTGCTGCTTCACTGAACGTGTATCCAGCAACTGGCGGCAAAATTAACAACGGTTCTGCTAATGCTGCTAAAGCTTTGGCTGCTAACATGTCTGGTGCTTACATCAGCTTGGGCAGTGAAAACTGGGGCGCTGTTCTCAGCGCCTAATCGGTGGCACAATAAAGGGGCTCTTCGGAGCCCCTTTTTTAATAGGAGATTTTTATGAACGTGATCGACCTTACGACTCGCCTTGGCGGTGAGTTTCTTGCAAACAAAGCCCGCGCTACGGTTGACGGCAAGATCGTGATCCTCGCCCGCATGAACGGCAGTGACTGGGTGTACACAGACGAAGGCCAAGAGTTGGCCAACGCACACTCCAATGCCGCCGTTGAAGAGGCTGCAGCCAAGACAAAACGCGCCAAGAAGACTGCCGAACCGGTTGTAGAGGCTGAACCCGCCGCTGAACTTACCACAGAAGCCCCTAGCACTGACGCTCCTGCTGCGGTAGAATCGGGCAATGTAGCGCCTGAACTGTGAGGTAGACCATGGCCACCGTAAAAGTTGTTGACCTGATTGTGAGAGCACAGACGCTCTTGCAGGACGAAGACTCTGTGCGGTGGACCGTTGCCGAGCTGCAGTACTGGCTTAATGATGCGTACAAGGAAACGATTGGGCTGCGCCCAGACGCTAATACGCAGACATCTGAGCACACCTGCGTGGCTGGTCCACGTCAGGTTCTTACAGACAGCTTCCCCAACGCCATACGGCTTGTTGAGGTTGTGCGCAACCTTGCCGCCACATCGAACAAATACAGCGTCAGATTAACTGATCGCCGTAGTCTGGATACGCAGCGTCGCTCGTGGTATTTGGACACGCCGAGCGCCAGCGTCGAGATGTACATGTTCGACCCGCGCACCCCAAAACAGTTTCTGGTGTACCCACCAGCTACAACCGCCGCACGTCTTGAAGTGATTTACTCCGTGCTGCCAGCAGAACACACCCTGTCTGATGCTCAGCTGGTGAACCCCGCTACGGCAGAGACAATCCGCATCGACGATATTTTTGCCACTGCGTTGTTCGACTACATGCTGTACCGTGCCTACAGCAAGGACTCCGAGCAGACCGCCATGATGCAACGAGCTGTAGCGCACTACCAAGCTTTTCAAAACGCTCTGGGTATTAAACAACAAGTTGACGCTGCATCGCAGCCGGGAGTCGCATAATGGCTAAGACTTGGGATGACTTTCTTCCTCTGCTGTCGCCACACCTAAACGGCTGCCCAAATGCAACAATGAATGAATATCTTGGCATTGTGGCCGCAGATTTCTTTGCCCGTACGTATCTATGGCGCGAGCAGATCGACGCGATTTATGTAGCCGCAAACCAAGTTGACTACGACTTAGATTCTGACGCTGTGGTCGAGGACGTCATCTCTGTCGTGTACAACGAAGCCCCGCTAACGCGTTCGGACCTGCGCTTGATCGGCACTGAGAAGTTGTCTGAGGTCGGTGAGCCTCGGGAATACTGGGTTTATGCCGATCAGAGCATTCGTATTTTCCCAACGCCCGAAGAGCGTACAACGCTCAAGGTCTATGCCGTTCTTAAACCTAGCCGTTCTGGCACTGGTGTGGAAGACTGGATTTATGAGACTTGGGCTGACACGCTTGTTAGCGGTGTTGTCGCACGACTAGCCATGATCCCCAACAAAGAGTGGACCGATGTGGCTATGGCCACTTCCCAGAAGGCTACATACGAACGAGCGATCACGACCGCCCGGGTACGTGACTTTCGCGGCGTCAGATTGATGGTGCGCCAGCGCCCAGCAGCATAAGGAACGACGATGACTGAAAAGATCAAACTGGTGCAAGGTGACACACGCCCCGCGCTGGTGTGCAACATCACAGACAACACGACTGACACGGCCATCAACATCACCGGGGCCACGGTGCGCTTGAAGTTCCGCGCTGCCGGTGCTGATACACTGACAGCTACCGTTATCGGCTCCGTCACGGACGGCGTGAATGGCCAAGTAGCGTTTTACCCGGCTACCGCCCCCGAAATGCTCGCCGGTGAACCCGGTGACTATGAGGGCGAGATCGAGATCACGTTCTCTGACGGCCAAATTCAGACGGTCTATGACTTGCTGAAGTTTAAGATTCGACAGGATTTCTGATGGTCATTCGCGCCTCGATCAGCCTGCATGCGGACACCACGTACGTGGTGCCTATAGCTGCGGTCGACTACATCGACCTCGTCGTGTCAGCGGTGTTGGATACGTCTGGGCGGTTTAGGGTTATTTTAGATACCGCAGTCATCGTAGACGGCGTGGCTTTTGAAACTACCAAACCACTGGCGGATACCGCTATTGCCGGGGATGCAGTTTCTGTTGCTGCGCTTAAGAACTTAGCCGACGGCTTTGCTATGAACGACGGCTCAGAGGCTGTAGACGGCTCTGTGTACTCCTTCGCCAAGGGTATTTCCAATGTCGCTTTTGTCAATGACGCTACGGCAACAGCGGCGCTCAAACTGTTGCAGGATACTCAAGCGCTGCAGGACTTGGTGGCCAAGGTCTTAACCCGCCCGATTTCTGACGTATTTGACATGGCCGACGACGAGACGGTTTCTGCGCTCAAGGGGTTGTCCGACTCGATAGAGATGCAGGACTCGCTGACTACGCTGCTTTTGTATTTGCGCAACTTTGCAGACAACGTGGCAGTGGCAGACGCAGACGCTCGTGTGTATTTGCTACCTAAAACAGAGCAGGTATCTGTTGCGGACAACGATTTTATTGACTGGGCCAAAAGTCTGGTGCACAGCGTCACCCCAGCCGATGTTTCCGTATTTCTGGTTGAAAAGCTTTTTTCTGAATCACTGACTGCAGCGGAGGCGAAAACCTTGCTCTTTGCTACAGCTCGTGTAGAATCCGTCACAGTGACCGATATCGGCATTGTGTCGATCCAAGACTACTGTGACTTGAGCTACTTTGCTGAAGATTACGTAGGCTTATCACAATCTTTCTAGGAGTTCCACCATGATCCGTGACGATTTGAAAATTACCGGTGCAGTTGAAATCACGTTATTCGACAAGAACGGCGACGTCAAAGACACCCGCAGCATCAAGAACTTGGTGGTCACCACCGGCAAAACTTTTATTGCTGGCCGCATGGTTGGCACCCCCACCGTTATGAGCCACATGGCCATTGGCTCGGGCACCACCGCCGCTGCTGTTGGCGATACCGCCCTCGGTACTGAACTTGGTCGTGTTGCTCTGGCAACCGCGGCTTCGTCTGGCGCAATTGTGACCTACACAGCGACCTTTGGTGCCGGTACCGGCACTGGCGCGGTTGTGGAAGCCGGCATCTTGAACAACTCTTCTGGCGGCACTTTGCTATGCCGCTCGGTCTTCCCTGTTGTCAACAAGGGTGTTGACGACGGCATGTCGATCACTTGGACAGTCACGGTTTCCTAAACTAGGGGGCCAGCATGGCTAGTATCACCACCCGCGCTGGCAAAGGCTCTCCACTAACCAACGCGGAGGTCGATGCCAACTTTGACAACCTGAACACGGGCAAGCTGGAAATTTCTGGCGGCACGATGACAGGTGCGCTTACGCTTAATGCGAATCCTACACAAGTGCTGCATGCTGCGTCTAAGCAGTATGTCGATGCCTTGATTGCCTCTGGTATCCACTTTCACTCACCGGTGCGCGTTGAGGCTCCTCTAAACTTGAACGCCACGTACAACAATGGCACTGCCGGAGTTGGGGCTACCCTGACAAACGCAGGCACTCAAGCGGCTTTAGTGCTTGATGGTGTGACTGTAAGTGTGGCAGATCGCGTGTTGGTTTATGAGCAGACCAACCAGACACAGAACGGCGTTTACGTCGTCACAGATGTTGGTTCTGGTTCAACCAACTGGGTTTTGACACGTTCGTCAGACACAAATACCTACGTCATCAACAACGCCAACGGATTAAGCGAAGGCTCTACTTTTTTTGTTCAGCAAGGTACAACAGGCGCTGGTGAGACCTACACCTGCAACACCTCGGGCACCATTACTTTTGGCACGACCAACATTTCGTTTGCCCAGATTTCTGCTGCACAAATTTATTCAGCTGGCACTGGCCTGACGCTCAGTGGAACTCAGTTCGCTGTAGCGGCTGCTCAGCTCTTGCCCACGCAGTCTGGCAACAATGGCAAGTTCCTGACTACCAACGGCACTGCGACTTCGTGGGCGGTTTTGACTGCGCCGAACAACGGCACGTTGACTTTGACGGTGGCAGGCACTGGCTTGTCTGGCTCCGCATCATTCACGGCTGACCAATCAAGCAACGCGACATTCACTGTGACATCCAACGCTACGAGCGCCAACACAGTCGGTGCCATTGTCGCCAGAGATGGGTCTGGTAACTTTGCGGCAGGAACAATTACGGCAACTTTGTCGGGTAACGCTACCAACGTATCAGGCACGGTGGCTATCGCCAACGGTGGCTCTGGGCAGACTACCGCTCAACTAGCAATGAACGCATTTGCTGGCGCAGTAACGTCAGGGCAGTATTTGCGCGGCAACGGAACAAACGTGCTGATGTCTACGATTCAAGCCGCAGATGTTCCAACACTGAATCAGAACACTACTGGTTCTGCTGCAACGCTGACCACGGCACGCACCATCAACGGCACTTCGTTTAACGGCTCCGCCAACATCACGATTACTGCCAATACTACCAATACCTTGACGCTGGGCACTGGCTTGACTGGCTCAAGTTTCAACGGATCGGGGGCTGTAACGGCCACAGTGAGCTATGGCACGAGCTCTGGAACTGCATGTCAAGGTAATGATTCCCGTTTGAGTGACTCCCGACAAGCCACAAACTCTAATACACAGTTAGCCTCCCTCGGTGTTGGCACTGGGGCTTCTGGAACGGCTGGCGAAATTCGCGCCACGAACAACATCACGGCGTACTACTCCGATGACCGTCTTAAGACTAAGTTGGGCAACATCGAAGATGCGCTGGCTAAGATTCGCACGCTAAACGGCTTCTACTATGAGGCCAACGAAACAGCTCAGGCTCTCGGGTACGAAGCAGTCCGCGAGGTTGGTGTCTCGGCGCAGCAAGTCCAAGCGGTGCAGCCTGAGATCGTCGTACCCGCTCCGATAGACGACAAATACTTGACCGTGCGATACGAGCGCCTTGTGCCGCTGCTGATCGAAGCTGTCAAAGAGTTGGACAGCGAGTTTACAAAACGCATCGTTGAACAAGACGCTAAAATTGCTCGACTCGAAAAGCTAGTCGCAAAATTGATTGAAGGCTAAGCCTGAAGAGGCCGTGACTGACGTAGTAGCAAACTAAGAACCAGCCACCTTCGGGTGGCTTTTTCAGGGAATTTTTATGGAATCGGATGTTGACAAAAGGCTAGCCGTACACGAAGCTGTTTGCGCTGAACGATACAGGTCTATTGAGGGCAAGCTCGATAGTGGGAAAGACCGTATGCGGAACATCGAGTACATGCTGTACGCCGTAATGCTTGCTGTTTTGTTTGGCCCCGGCGTGGCTGCGGAGTTTGTCAAAAAAGTTTTAGGGCTGTAAAATGAACCAATGGGCTGAAGCGTTTATCGTTGCGGCCTTTGTAACCATATTTGTTGTGTGGGGGACATTTACCCTTGTTTGGATTTGGGGATGAAATGGTTATTGGTACTGTTCTTATTATTTTCACCCGAGGTATCTAACAAAGAGAAAAAACCAGAATACCGATGTGTTAGGTGGGCATGGACAGGTGATGTTTACAACCGAAAAGTAGTATGCCTTGAGTGGCAAAAAGTTGATAAAAAATGATTGATCCGCTAACAGCCCTAGCTGGCATACAGTCAGCAATCTCGATGGTTAAGAAGGCCAGTGCAGTGGCCAATGATCTTGGCTCGCTTGCGCCAATGATCGGGAAGTTGTTTGACGCCAAATCAACAGCCACCAAAGCCCTGATTGAGACAAAGAAAAGCAAGGGTTCCAACATGGGAACCGCGCTACAGATTGAGATGGCGCTTGAGCAGGCTCGTGCGTTTGAGGAAGAGCTCAAAATGCTCTTCATGACCACAGGCAAGATTGACGTGTGGAACAAAATCAAAGCCCGTCAAGACCAGATGGACATTGATGACGCAAGAGAACTTCGTGCTTTAGAAAGAGCACAGAAGAAAGCCAAAGAAAAAGAACAGGAAATGAACGAGTTAGCCATCATCATAGGTGGTTGTGCGTTTGTTTTGTTTTTGGTAGCAATTGGTATCTATGAGTTGATGGAGTTTTGTGAAACTACCAGAAGGTGTGGTCGGTGAATGAATACCAGAAGACCTTTGACATGTGCCTCAAGATATTCGTGTATGGGTGCGTGGCTTTGTATTTCTTGGGTTTTCTGAAGTTCTTACCTGATGATCTGTCAGACAGAATTGTTAATCTCTTACTTGGAAAGGTTGGCTTGGGCAAATGAGAATCACCACTTACCAACAGAATGCTCAAATGTTGTCAGAGGCTCACCGAGTGATCCACCAACAGAATATGAAGCGTTTGGCTGAACTAAGTCGACAGGCTGACCAACAACAAAAAGCCCAAGAGATTAAGACTCAGTGGGCTAAAGCCGTGGACGTCAGGGTATGAGATATCTAGTCTTACTACTTTTGT